TCAGGTGTTCAAGGATGAGGATCTGCGGCTCGGGGCCGCCGGAAAGCTGGGGCTCTAGAGTATGGCATGGATATCCGTAGATGAACGATTGCCGGTGCGGAAGGTGCCTGTGCTGGTGTACGCGCCCAACATGATCTATGGCCCGAAGCATGGCATGTTCATAGCACGGCTACTCCCCGACAATGAATGGGACGCCGATGAGTACGGGCTGTGCAATCCTACCCACTGGCAACCCCTGCCGGAGCCCCCGAGATGACCGCCTACGACCAACAAAACCTCTGGCAGCGGATACAGGGACGCCACGGCGACTACGTCCAGCGGCGGCAGGCCTACGACGCCCAAAGAGACGTCATCGCCCAATATCTGCGGCCCGATCTGGTGCGCGGGCAGACAGGCCAAAAGATGGAGGGGGCCTTTGAAGGGAGCTCGATTGTCGAGGGGACCGGTCCCCATGCCGCGTTGGTCTGGCAGCGGGGCTTTCAAGGGAATATGATTTCCCGCCGGGGCGAGTGGTTTCGGGAACAAGTCCCCGAGCCCGACCGCCGATTCGGCATCAGTTTCAAGGGCAATGACGAGGTCAATCGCTACTGCCAGGACATGGCCGACCATATGACAGCCGTGTATCGTCGCAGCAACTATCACGACGTCATGGGCCAATTCACCCTCGATGGGGGTACGGTGGGCTCGCCCGCCATGCTTTTCCAGAACGACGTGGCCAATGACCGCATCATCTGCAAAGTCCCCGATTACGCCTCGGTGTGGCTGGATCGGGATATCTTTGGGATGGATAACGCGATTCACGTCCTGCACGAGTGGAACGCGATGGAGGCCGCGGACTTCTTCGGCGAAAAAGACCTCCCGCTGGCCATCAAGAACCAGCTCGCCAACGGCAACCACTACGCCAAGAGCAAATACCTTCAGGTGATCTACGGGGCCGGGGACCGCATCTACAAGGGCCTCCGCGAGCCCGTGGCGAAGAGCCATCCCTGGCTGGAGCATTTCATCTGCCTGGACGCGGCAGGCGAGAATGAACAGGTGGTTTTGAAGCCCCTCAACATGGGGCCGGGCTACTTCTCCCGCCCCTTCTCGACGTGGCACTATCACCGCAACTGGCACGAGGTCTATTCCAGAACGATGGCGTGGTGGGCCATCTACGACATCCGGGGGCACAATGCTATTTGGGAGGCCCTGTTCGGCGAGGCCGAAGTGGCCGTCAAGCCGCCGGTGTGGGCTATGGCGACGCTCAAAGGGCTGCTGGACATGGGGCCGGGCGGGGGCAACTGGGCACGCACCGAGCAGGAATACTCTCAACCCCCCATCCATCTGGAGCGAAAGACCCGCTATGACATTGCGGTGGACTTCGCGGATCGGCTGGCCGAGAGCGTGCGGCGGCACTTCCACTACCGGACCTTTTTGCCGGTCACCGAGGCCATGGACGCCAAGCAACAGCCGGAGACCATGTTCGCCCTGATGAAGACCGACGCCGAGCAGCGGGGCCAACTTTTTCCGCAAGTCGAGACCTACGAGAACCAGGTGCTCGCACCGACCCACGACGTCTTCATGGATTTCGAGTTGATGGCCGAGCCCGCCAGTCCTTGGGGCCGCCTACCTGAGCCACCGGCGATTGTCCAGCAGTACGGCGACGGCAAGATGGACGTGGAATTTATCGGCCTTTTGAGCATGGCCATGCAGCGGGACCGCAACTCCCTCAAGACCCTCAGAGCCCTGTCCGGGGCACAGATGTTCTTTGCGTCCAACCCCCGGGTCGTCAACAAGGTTCGCTGGGCTGCGGCCCTGGAACGCTTCCTGGAGGGCGAAGGCTTCCCCCAAGCCGATATTGTCCCCGAGGACGAATACAAGGCCCTGGAGCAGGCCCTAGAACAGCGGGCCATTCAACAGGAGATCGCTGAGGCCGCCCCGAAGATGGCTCAGGGGGTGAAGAATCTCCAAGGCCCGACCGACAAGAAAAGCCCCTTGGCGATGATGGGGGCCAAATGATTTCCCGTGAGCGACTGATTGAGATGTATTCCGCCTACCCCGAGGCCTTGGAGGCCGAGGTCGCTCAGGCCTTGACCACGTTGAGTAACGAGCAGGAACGCATCGCCCACAATGAGGCCCTACAAAGAATCGTCCGAGTGATTTCGACCCATGAGGGTCAACAACTGATGTGGAAGAACGTAACCGAAGCCATCTTGGCGACGGCAAGGCAGGAATCTCGAAAGAATGGAGGACAAGCATGAGTTACGCGGTCAAGTGTTTCTATGCGGCAGACGGCGGGGCCGGTGGCGACGGTGGCACGGCTGATGCAGGTGGTGCAGGTGAAGGCGGCACGCAGGCCCATTGGCTGGACGCGACAGCAGATTTCGCCGACCTCGCCAAGGACAAGGGCGGCAAGGAGACCCTGTCGAAGTACAAGACGATCAAGGACGCCTTGAAGGGGCATGTCGAGTTGCAGAAGCAGTTCCGCCAGTCCTTCCGCGTGCCGGACTCTCTGGATGGGTTGCCCGACGCAGAAGTGTCGAAGATCACCGACCGGCTCAAAGGCATCCTGAAGCCGGAGCATCTGCGGCGGTTCGCCAATGTCCCCGAGACCCCCGAGGGTTATGAGTTCGAGATTCCCGAGGGCACGCCGATTGACGAGCAGGCCCTGAAGGAGTACCGGGCTTTACTGCACGCGGACGGAGTGCCGACGGAGACGGCCAAGAAGGTTCTCGCTGTCCAACTGGGCATGGTACAACGGCTCAACGACCACCGCACCCGGGTCATTCAGGGCATGGCCGACAACAACTACAAGACCTTCCTGAATGAGGACTGTGGCGGAAACAAGGAAGTGGCCGACGCCAGCATCAAGCGGGTCATCCAGTACATGCAGACCCAGTTCGTCAAAGACGGGGTGATTGACACGGAGGGTTGGGAGAAGTTTCGCACCCGAACGCTGCACGGAGATCGCTTCATCGAATTGCCCATTCTGCGGGCCTTACGCGAAGCGGCTCAGATGAAAATGGGCACGGGCGGCTCCCCGAACGCCTTCGGCAGCGGCGGCAAGGGGGGAGAGCAGATCGACGTGAAGGCCCGGTGGCCGAACAGTGCCGCTTTGATGCAAGGATAACCCAGAAGGAGCAAGACTGATGGCAGGCAAGACCAAGAATATCCGTGGTGAAATGGACAACGTTGGCGGGCAAGCCGGGGCGACCCTGACCGTGATTCCCGAGAACGACGGGCCCGGCCCGCAACCGGCCCCTGTCGTGGTGCGGGAAGCCAAAGAGGCCCTTCCCGCCAAGAAGGTCAATCTCCGGGTCTATCTGGAGGCCGGTTGGCTGGATGAGAAGGCGGACACGCAGGAAGAGGCCACGGACCGCGCCGAGGAGATCGTCATGCGGGGTGTGTGGCAGATCGTCCAGGCACAGAGGATTTTCCATTCCCCCACGACGATTCATCGAGTCGTTGTGACGGGGTGAGAGAGGCATAGCATGATTGCCACGAACGAAAAGAAGGTGGGCAGGAATGAACCTTGCCCTTGCGGCAGCGGCGAGAAGTACAAACGCTGTTGCGGTGATGAGTCCGCCAAAGCTCTGCGAGAGGAAAACGCGGGGCTGCGAAAGCTGGTCCACATATTCCTGACCCAGATCCAGGGCCTGACCGGCATGGAAAGCGTAGGGGTGGCGAGGAGTGTGTACGCGAACTACCCCGACTCCGAGATCAATGTGTCGCAAGACCCCAAAACGGGGGATTTGTCGTTTTGGGTGGAGATGCCAACACAGAGGAGGATCGTTCTTCCTCGATAGGAATAGCTCGATTTCAGACCACCCCGGGAAACCGGGCCTGATGCTCTGCGGGTAAAGAGCCCGCCGCCGGAAAGCAGGCGAAAAGCAGCAGGAAAGCCAGCCATGCGGCTGACCACCTTTCCGAACTGACGTTATCAACGCAATTTGGAAAGGAGGCTGCACATGGCAGTCAATTCCTGGGCCACGCGGGTCACATTCGGCGACGCGATGAAGACGGTAGCCAACGGGCAATATACCGGCTTCGTCAACGTCCTGACCGAAGAGAACCCGATGCTCAAAGACATCCCGGTCATGCCGGGTAACGGTATCCTCAGTCACGAGGGCGCGCGTATCGACGCCCTCCCCACTCCCGAAATCGTGGACATCGCCGACGGCTGGGCCTCGCAGAGCGTCCAGTTCGACAAGTACAAGGCGGTCATCTCCATCTTCCGTATGCGGCTGGACATCCCTGTCGATGTTCTCAAGCTGCACCCCAACCGGGGCCAGTTCCGGGCCGACTTGGAAGACGCCTGCGGCGAGGGCTTCGGCCAAGGTGTGACCAATCACCTGATCTACGGCACCAGCGTCGGGGCGGGCAACTCCAAGAAGTTCGACGGCCTGGGCACCTGGAGAACCACCCCGGACGCCACGGACCCGATCAGCGTCACCAATGGCGACGTGTTCACCTTCGACGCTGGCGGCGGCACGGGGGCCAATACGATGAGCTTCTGGCTGCTCCAGCCGGGCTATCGCAAACTCTTCCTTGTGACGCCCGCCAACGACCCCAAGAACGGCTTGGACAAGATGGATAAGGGCGAGGTCGAGGTCATCACCAACGACGCCGCCTACGTCGCCGGCACGGCGGACAAGAAGACCCGCTACGACGTGCGGACGGAGTTCGAGCAGAAACTCGGGCTGGTGGTTGCCGACGAACGGGCCGTGGCCCGGATTCGCAATATCGCGACGACCCGCTCCAGCTTCACCGACGACTCGATTTTCGAGCTGGTTCTCCAGGCCCAAACGGAAGTCTTCAAGGGCCAGGAGCCCATCTTCATGTACGTCAACGCCCGGGCCGAGTACATCCTTCAGGCCATCGCATCGAAGAAGGGCAACGTCCAGTTCGACAAAGAGAACCCCTACAACATCCCCATGCTGCGGATCGGCCGCGTGTTCATCCGTCGTTGCGACGCCCTGACCAAGACCGAAACCGGCATCGCGGCGGCCTAAGCCAGAAAGGATTGATTCCCTATGGGAGCCACGGACACAGCTCATTATTTCACAGCGGCAGCCACCGGCGACGCCGTTACGGCTGGCAGCACCGCCAGCAGCAACATCGTCGATCTGGGCCGCACCAAGCCCCAGATCGGCGTCGGGCAGTTGCCCTTGACCCTGACCATTCGCACGGTCGTGGTGGGTAGCGGCTCGGGCAACATCAACTTCATCCTCCGCAAGAGTGCCACCCAGAGCGGCGGGGCTCTGAATGGCACGATCACGCAGATCCTCGCCACCCCCGTCGTGGCCCAAGATGAGGCCCGACTGGCGACGGCGGGCAAGTACGTGCTGCGCGTGGGCCTGCCCTACGAGGCGGACCAGCGATACCTCGACATCCTGGCGGTGTGCAGCGGTTCGGCCGCTATCACCTACGAGGCCAAGATCGAGGAAGTCGCCAGCGACAAGCACACGCAGCTCATGGCGAGCAACGTGGGCAACCCGTGATAACCGTGGGCCGGTTTCGGCCGGCCCGCTTTTTTCCTTCAAAGGACCAGCAGTATGAAAAAGAAGATTCTGATCGCGTTGCTGGCCGTCATTCTGCTTGTGGCCTCCGTCCAGGGGGCCATGACGTATTCGGCCAGCGGCATTCTCAAGAACGCGCAAAATGTGACCAGCAGCAACCGCTACGCGAACCCGCTCTACCTGTGGGCGAACGAGGTAGAAAACCGCTTGGAGGGTGCGGACGAATTCGAGGCGATTCGCATTCTGGAAAGCACGGGGGCCACCTACTGGACCAAGCTCCAAGGGGGCGACCAGTCGGCCAATCTGACCCTGACCCTGCCCACGGCCTATGCGGGCGTTAGCGGCTATGTCCTTTCGTCTACCGATGCCGGTGTGCTCTCCTGGGTAGCCAACGGCGGCACCTTTACCGGGGGCAATATCACCTCCGATGTGACCCTCAACGCCGATGGAGTAGACATCCAGGGTACGACCACGACCGCCCACACGTTCGCCCTGAAAGCCTACGACGTGGACGGGGCGGCCTATGTGGACATCCTCCGCATGACCAACGGCAACACGGCCGCAGTGGTTCTGGGTGCTCCCACGGTGCAGTTCTCGGTTGCTTCTACCGGCCTGGACATCTCGACGGCGGGAGCGATCAGCAATGCCACGACCATCACCGGCACCGGCCTGATTACCGGCGGGGGCTGGAGCGGCACGGGCAACTTCCTTCAAGGCGACGGTACAGGCACGGCCGCCTTCAGTACCTCCAGTTGGGATTTGACCACGGGCGGGGCTCTGAGCGGGATTACCACCTTCTCCCTCTCGGATGACATCACCATGGCCAACGGCAAGGGCGTCAAGGGCTCGACCACCAACGCTCAGACGGTGGGCCTCTATGGCTACGATGTCGACGGCACTGCTTACGTGGGGGCGGTGGTGGTGACTAACGGCAATACCCCGGCGACCGTGCTGGGCAACTCCAATGGCACGACCGAAATCACCTCCAGCGACTGGGCCATCTCGACCACGGGAGCCATGACGGGAATCGGGGCCATTACCACCGACGGCACCCTGACCTACAATGCCGCCGCCATGACCGTTTACGCCAATGAGGCGACGACCTGGACGCACGGGACCAACGGGGGAGCGGATGATTGGACCTTCGCCCTGACCGGGGCGACGGACTCCAGCATCATCGTCAGTTCCACCGGGACCGGGACCGATGCTATCAGTCTTCAGGCCAGTGCCGGCGGGGTCGATGTCGATGCCGCCGCCGCCCAGGATCTGAACTTGGCCGCTGGTCAAGTAGCCATTGTCTCCAAGGACGATGCTGCCTCGGCGATTTCACTGACCGCGAACATCGGGACCAGCGAAACCATCGTCGTGACCAATACCCAGGGCACGGGCGAATCGGCCATTACGTTGGTTTCGACGGCAGGTGGGGTGAACGTCGATGCGGCTGCGGCGAAAGACCTTGATCTGGCGGGCGGGCAGGTGAAGCTCGTCAGCAAGGACAACGCGGCCGGGGCCATCAGCCTGACGGCCAATATCGGAGCCAGCGAGACGATCCTCGTGACCAACTCGCAGGGCACCGACGAGGCTTCGATCAATGTGACCAGCACGGCCGGTGGCGTCAACGTGGACGCGGCGGCGGCCAAGAACATCGCCATCGACGGCGGGCAGGTCCTGATCGGCTCCAAGGACGACGCGGCTTCGGCTATCGCCTTGACTACCAATGTGGGCACCTCCGAGACCATCGTGGTCACGAACACCCAGGGCACGGCGGCGGGCGCGATCGACCTGACCGCCACGGCGGGCGGGGTCACGCTGGCGGCCGCAGCGGCCAACAAGGGCATCACCCTGACCGGCGAGGTCTACGTCAAGAAGGGCGGCGACATTGCCTCCCCGGCGGGCGGCGAACTCGACCTGACCAACGGCGTCTACTTCGACATCACCGGGGTCAACAACATCACGAGTATTGCCGCAGCCGACAGTACGGCGGGCCGGATGATCGTCTTGCAGTTCGACGGCATCCTGACCTTTACCGATGGCGGCAACCTCAAGCTCGCGGGCAACTTCGTTACGAGCCAGGACGACACCATTACCCTGATCTGTGACGGCACGAACTGGCACGAAATGTGCCGATCCGCGAACTAAACGCTTTCTGTGCGGTCCCCGTGTGGGCTTCCTCCCTCCATCACCACACGGGGCCGCCTTTTGAGAGGACAGTATGGGAACGAGTCTGCTGCTGACCCTGCTCTGTGTGCTGGCCGGGGACGCCTGCCCGGTCCAACCGGACTACCGGACGAACTGCCCCTATCCGGTCTCTGCTGATGTTGTGGCGTGGGCTGCCCTGCCCGTCCTGGCGGCGAGTCCGAATGTGACCGACCCGAACGCCCGGGAGACATGGTTTCGGCCCGTGGGCAAGTGGCAGCGGGACGGCCTGTGGTGCAGCAAGCCCGGCTGGACCCTGATCGACGTGCACGATGTGGATGGCACTTCGCAGGCCGCGTTCACATGGAGCAACGAACTGAAGACCTGGACCATGACCACCAATGTCCGGGCCGGGGAGAACTGGTGGTTGGTCCGGGCGGTGTTCCGGTACGACAAAGACCCGGCGATTGAAGGGGCCTGGACGGGCTGGGTCTCTTGCTTCGGGGTGGTAGGGGAATTGGACGCAAGATTCTTCTGAGACAGTAACGAATCCAAAGGGAAAAGAGATGTCAACCAATGACTTTCGCCAACATCAACATCCGGTAGCCCGGATGGACTTCGCCCAAGCGACGTGGGCCAGCGGGGTCTCCAGTGCGGTGGTCAAGACCCTGAACGTCAACGGGGTCTGTGAACAGATCGCCGTCAAGGTCAACAACAATACGGGCAACCGGACAGCCACGGTGACGATCACCGACGAGAACGGGGCGACCTTGTTCACCAAGAGCGGGATTGCCGAGAACGCCACGGCGACCTACTTCGCCCGCAGCTACAAAGGGACGCCGGACGCCGACTTCAATCCATTCCTCGTGGCCGGGACGCTGACGGCGACGATCACCCCCTCGGGCGACCCGGGAGAAAGCGGCATGACGGTGGACGTCTATCTCTATCTGGTGAAATGACATGAGACGACTTGTCTTGCTCCTGCTGTTTGTGCCGACCATCGCGGCGGCCGGGCCGGTGCCGCCTTTCGTGACGGGCTTCATGCGGACCCTGCTGGACGACCCCAACGCCCCTTTGGGACGAGCCACCTTGGGGCTGGGGGCCGCCGACTCGCCCACGTTCACCAAAGTGACCGCCAGTGGCAATACGATCAACGTCGCGACCAGTAAGACCCCAGCTTCGGCTTCGGCGGCCGGGACGCAGGGGGATGTGGCCTGGGATGCCGATTACCTCTACGTCTGCGTCGCTACGAACAGTTGGAAGCGGGCCGCGATTGCCGCGTGGGTCACGGCGGCGGAGCATGTAGTCTTCGCTGGTGAGAACGTCATTTTTGCCGCCGAGCAGGTGGTGTACCCGTGAGGATATCTATGAAACGATGGCTGCTGGTTCTACTGGTGCTCTGCCCGACCACTGTGTATGCCGATCTGACCGGCACGGCTGGCTTCGCGATTGACCTGTCCAGTGCGGGGGCAGGGACGGACTTCACGATTACCTTTGACCCGACCGAAATCACCGGCGGCATCACCTGGGACGACGGCGGCGAGGGCTCCGTCATCTGGTCGTGGAATCTGGCGGCAGGCGACCCGGCCATCACCTTCGGCAATGGCGTGGTCAATATCTCCAGCGGCACGCTCCAGCAGGGCGGCACGGCGGTTTCCCTGGCGGGCCACAATCATACGGGGGTCTACGAACCCACGGACCCGAACCTCACGGGCCTGGCGGCGGTGAACTGGGTCAACGGCAATTTCGTTCGCTCCACCGGCACGGGGGGCTTTGCGGCCGTGACCGCCAACGCCGGGACGGACATCACCGCCGATCTGGAAGAGGAAGCCCATGCCTCGGAACATGCGGTAGGAGGGGGAGATGCGGTCTTTCCCGCCGATCCGGGGGCCGACCGCTATCTGATGTGGGACGACGACCCGGGCCAGTTGGTCTTTGTGACCATACCCGGCGGCGGGGATATGCTCCGGTCCACCTACGATGTCTCCAGTGACGGGCATGTAGATGGGAACGATGTCGCCGTGAGTGCGGCCTGGAATGGCGACGTCAACGCCCCTTCGATGAACGCCGTCTACGATGGTTTCGAGCCGAAAGTGACCGAAGGCAGTCTGTCCGACTCCGTGGTGGTTTCGGCCGACATCAAGGATGGCACCATCGCCGTGGCAGATCTGGTGACGGCGGCCAAAACCTTCGGCATCAACTTCGTCATCGACGGCGGGGGCTCGGCCATCGCCACGGGGATCAAGGGCGACATCGAAATGCCCTTTGACGGGACCATTACCAGCGTGCGTCTGTTGGCGGACCAAAGCGGCTCCATCGTCGTGGACATCTGGGAGGACACCTACGCCAACTTCCCGCCCACGGACGCCGACACGAGCACCAGTGCAACGCCCCCGACGATCACCACGGCGGTAAAGAGCGAAGATGAAACCCTGACGGGCTGGGACACGACCTTTTCCGCCGGGGACATCCTGAGAATCAACGTGGATTCCTGCACCACGATCACCAGATGCACCGTTTCCATTCGGGGGACCAAGGGATGAAACGATTCCTGGTTGCGTTGACCGTGTTGAACTTGCTGACGACGGCTGAGGCGGCGAACGACTTCTCCGCCGATTCCAACTGCGTCGCCCTGTGGCGGTTCGAGAACGGGGCCCTGACCACCGACTCCAAGGGCGGCAATACCCTGACGGCCTCGGCCTCCGCGCCGACGGCCGACACGACCAACAAGAAGGAGGGGGGTGCGAGTGCGGACTGTGAGTCCAGCAGTACTCAATACTACTATCGCACCGATGCGAACCTGGATGCGGGCTTTCCGTTGCGAGGTGCGGACGCCTCGCCGAGCCTGAGTTTCTCGCTCTCTTTCTGGATCAACCCGGAATCACTCGTCGCATCCGCCACGATCTGCTCCAAAGACTCGGGCACCGGCGGCCTTTGGGTCCGCACAGGCGCGGACGGTAAACTGGAATTTTACACTTTTTCCGGCGGCTGGCAACTGGCCGAGTTCGGCACGGCCATGACGACCGGCAAGTGGTATCACGTCGGCCTGACCTACAACAATAGTGATAAGAGCTATCGGATTCGCATTTGGGATGCCACGGCCGGGGCCTTGCTGGGGGCGGATGTCACTGGGGCTTACGCGGGCAATGTGTCGAAAAATGCAGGGAGCTTCCGGATCGCGGCCGATGGCGTCAACGCGCGAACCTGGGACGGCCTGATCGACGAGTTCGTGGTCTTCAAGGACGTCCTGACCGCCGACGAGATCGACCAGATTCGCGGTGGGACGTATGGGGCGGCCGTAGCCACCGCCATCCCTCCCCAAATCATCATTATGGACTGATATGCAAAGAATCCTACTCATCCTGTTCTGGTGTGCCACGGTGCATGCCGCCGGGGAAATCCAGGCGTTCGCTCCGGGGGTTACGACCACCTATGCCGTGGTCCGTCAGAGCGACGGGGACGTGTGGTATGTCACCGGGCAGGTCTTTGAGGCGTGGGGCACCGGGGCCCGGACAGCCGCCGACTATGACCTTGCCTTGACGGACAAGGGCGGGGATATGTTCGTGGGCGACTTCGACGCCGCCATTCCCAGTGGCGACTATATCGTGGCGGTCCACTACCAAACCGGGGCCTCCCCGGCCGATGCCGATCCGGTCGTCTGGATTCAAGAGGGAACTTGGGATGGGGTTGCCTTGATACCCGGGGTCAACCTGACCCGCATCCATGGCGACCTGATTCCTGAACCGAACGTGGCCGGATACATGCCCTCTATCATGGAATGGGGCTCCGACGGCGTCGATGTCGCCCGTCCCCAACTGCTCCCCTATCCGATCAACGTGCAGGCAGACGGCTCCGTACCAGGCACCGACTGGGCGGACGGGGAAAGACTCGATTTGCTCCTGGACGCCGTGAAGGCCATGACGGATCTCATGGCAGTCCAGACCACCACGATTGCCTCGGTCGATGCCAACGACCCGAACGAACGATTCACCCTCACGGCTGGGAAGGACGCCAACGACGTCTACACCAACATGGCCCTGATGGTCGAAGATGCTACGGACAGCCATAGTGAGGTCCG